CGGTGTACTCATTCTTCCCAGGTTTAACAAGCCTGTTGTTTAAATGTCCGTACAGGCTTGTAACTTTTTTGCCGTTTATAACCCCGTGGTCGATAATAATTGTTTTCCCGTAACCCTTTATCCAGCCCGTAGTAATAACTTTACCATTCGCAGGAGCATTAACGGGCGTGTTCATATTGGCCGCAATATCCATTCCCGAATGGTTGGTACTAGCCCCGCTTATCGGAGCTGTACGTCTCCCGAACGGGCTTGAAACTCTGCCCTGTACCGGCTTCAGCCATTGGCCGGTAGTTGCGACCCCGCTCTGAACTGTTTGTGTCGCTTTGGTGAGTGTTCTGGCATCTCCGGGCAGGATTGAAAGAGTAAGAGAGGTTATTAATTTCCCGCTAACAACCGGACTTATTACACCTTTATGTTCAATTTTTACTACTCTGTAAGATTGATTTAACCATGTTTGTGTATAACTCAAGAGTGTAACCCCCTGCCCCGCCCTAATCTGGGGCTCAAAGAGCATATCACACTCGACATAAGCATTTGCACGTCTGGGGCTGCCTAATAATCCGCTTTCATCCGATATAACCAGAACTTCTCCGGGGATTAAATCTCTGTCACCCAGTATGTTAATCTCATCATTGTCAATAAAAATATTATACCCGCCGTACTCACGCCCCAGAAGGTCAAGAGTCTGACCGATAAAGGTTTTATTGCGGGGTAACGGCTCTATATCCGGAGTAATATATCCGACAGATATTTTACCACTTCCGCTTGTCGCAAGTCCTAAAATGTCTTTTAGGGTAGTGCCTTTGGTAAAAGTCGCATTAAGAAAACCGTACTCATAAAACTCGGTACTCCCTCCCTGTTTTTCAGAGGTACAATTCTGGATATATCCGGAAAAAACAAGCGGCATATTTTCACCGTAACCGGCGTAAAACTTCATATAAATATACTTTTTGCCAAAGTTCCACATATCAAGCCATAACCGTGCCTGGTCGTTTCTACTTAGGTTAACAAGCTGGAATACTCCCTGATTCTGGGTTTGATACGTGCCGGAAGAAATCTGAAACTGACAGCTAAACGGATAACTTATGGTTAACTTGTCACGGGGGATTAAGTCCAGACCGTTTCGCTCACCGATTTCAAATTCAGCCCTGTAATTCCGTTGGAGTTTTAACATAATAATTCCCCTCTATAGTTTGGACATCCTCACGGGTCAGAAGATACACCGTTGCGTATTTGGTAGCAAAATCGGTTAAAAACATAGGTTCTTCATCATCCTGAGTATCGCACCTCAAACCGAACGGTAAATAGTTCCTGTAAGCTCGTAAAATGTTGTAGCTGGTAGTTAACCTTATGTTTTTGTAATTGTAATCGCCCCATTTTACCCCGAAAAACCAGCCCAGTTGATTTTCTTTGTAATCAAATTCAAGCGTCACGGTTGAGCCGTCATCTAAAATCTTTTCTATTTTCTGGTTAGGTTCTACTCCCAGTTCGTTCAACTCGTACATTATACCGCCTGCACCTCCGAACCTTTACTGATACCTTTATTAACCTGTTTCGCAAGCTGGCTTCGGGTTCTGCCTGCTGCATTGTTCAGGCTCTCAAATCTTGTCTGTGCGAAATTCATTTGTTTAAATGTAACCATAAAACTTGTCATATCAGCATTGCTTTCACGAATAGGCAGCACTTTTTGAATCATCATATTATCGTACCGTTTCCAGGTAGTCTCAACCGTAAAGACGGCTTCCGATTTCCATAATGCCTCAAAAAACAAAAATGCCCTTGTCTGTGCGGATTTAAGCTTATACAAATCCTGAAAGAGTTTGAATAAATCGACACCATTAAGAGAGTTCCACAAAAGGCCGGCTTTACTTGCAAGCGTCGTATTTTCCGTCAAGGTCTTTGAAGGATCTACGTTTTGATTTTCACCTATTCCCTCGCCCGTATTGATTGTATTTTGATAATTCAACCAGCCTTGTTTAGCCTGTATTGTAGCTGCGCTTAGTTTGGGTACGAATTGTTTAACCAGAGACAATACGGGCGTAACATTCGCTAGGGCATCTTCAATCTCGTTAACGCTGTAAAAATATTCGCCCTGATATCCGCTAAGTGTTAAAACTACGGGGCGCTTTGCGACATGATCCTGTATAACAGAGTTGGAATCAGTGTAATGGTCTGTAATATCGCTCTCCATATTAACCTGCTCGGACTCCGGGAGATGGAACTTAAACCCGGCTATTCCTGTTGAGGATAGAACATTAACAACCGCTTCACCCAAATTGACATTATCCTGCAGCAGGCTGCGAGCCATAGATATTTTATCGCCCGTGCTGTATTTGGTATTGAATGATGTTAAAAAAGCGTCCAATGTAGTCATTAACTACATTTTAGCAAATAGGGGGAAAATACTATTGTGCCTCACCCTGAACAATTGAAATGATTTTTTCTCTTTTCTGTTCAAGTTCCTGCATGCGCTCATAGCTCTGATTATCCGGTAAAGATTCAAGGCGATCGATTTCCATTAATGCCTGATCGTAATAGTCTCTGGCTTCATCATACTGTTTGAGGTTATAACAAATATCTCCCAAACGTTCATAATCTACTAAACCCACACTAGGCTTGCCAAGTCTTTGTTTTTCCTGTACAGTTAGCAGAGCATATTTTTTAGCTTCTTCCATCTGCCAGGTGTTAAAATAACATTCTGATAAATAATGATAAAGCCACATAGTACCTTTTTTATCATTTATATTAGTACTTTTTTGGTTGGCTTCAAGTGCTTTGTGATAATAAGTAATAGCCTTTTCATAATTATATTGGTTCTTCTCTTTTTCTGCTAGGCCCCAGTAGTAATAAGATAAAAAAGATTGTTTTTCTCTTGGGGAGAAGGCGGCGCACTTTGTGTAATAGTCATTTATTTCGGTTTCCTTACCTGCTTGTTTATTTATCGAATAATCTTGTAAAGTTGTATCATAGAGCTTTTCACATTCTGTCTGTGTGAGTTTTTGCGGTTTGTTTTCCGGTTTAGCTTGCTGTTGCGCTTGAGCATGCGATATTTTAATCGGTTCTGGTTTAGAATCGATTGAATAACATATAAGCCCGATAACGATTATTGCTAAAATTATTAAGTATTTCATATTGTTTGAAAAAGAAGTATTTATCATTTATCCGGCTCCTTTCTGTTAATAAGGATATTTTAATCTTTTATCTTTGCAAAACTTTTTCAATTCATGCGGTGTAAATTCCCTAAAATCATTCTCCTGAAATAAATAAACTCTGCAATCGGGGAAATCGCTAAACCAGCGCTTTTCTATAAAGTTAACCATCAACTCATCATTTTTTATGCTCCAGTTATAAACATTTATTATGTCCTCTATAGTACAGAGTTTTTCTCCTATAGGCTCATTTATTCCGCTAATTTTTATAAGGGGTTTAGGATTATCTTCTGCTGTTCTGTTGATTATTTCATTCCGATGGTAATAGGTACAAATACGTCCGGTTTCCATGCTTTGAATGGCGCTTAAAACATCTATGTCATACTTCGGAAAGCGTTCTTTTAATACCTTATTTTTAATCCGGTAATTCCAATTTTCCCACATATAGCGCATTATCTCTAACCGGTCATTTTCTTCAACATTTAGAATCGCTTCATAGGTGCATAGTTCTTTGTAATTAGAGGTAAAATAATTAATAATTTCCAGCATTTCTTTTGAGGCGTCTATAACCGGAACTTTTTCTTTACTTTTTTTTCTGCCGATTTGTTCTTCAATAACCTCAATATTTTCTTCTTTTACAAGAACCTTTTGTTTATCAGAAGGACGTGTACGCACATAAATATAATTTCCGCAATATTTACATTTTGTTTTCCTCTGCGGGAATTTTGCCAGTGCATAGCCGCAATATGGACAATTCGGGGTAGTAACTCCCGTCTGGCTCATGATTTCTTTTCTCTCTGTCAGATTCTTATCTCCTATTACACAAGCCCAATAAACTATGTACACAAGCCAAGCTGTGAGAAGTACAAACAACATAACATCCGGATAAGCTGAATAAAAATAATAACCTGTAATGCTCACTATACCTAAAGGAATTGAGGTTATCCAGAATTTTTCCCATAAGTTATATTTTGCTACATTACCCAGAAACATAAATACACCGGCAACAAGCATTACAACTAAACCGATAGCATAACCGATAAGAGCAACACCCGCATCACTACTTTTTCTACTCATTCACACAACCTTTTTGTGTAATGTATCATAAATTGCGCAGAGTTTCAAGCCGGATGATAGGATTAAATGAGGAGGGCTTAGTATTGCAAGAATATTTACCGCCTTTGTTACAATAAACACAGGAGGCATTATGGCAGAAAACAACCAGCAGGGCAGAGCGCAAAACAAACTCGGTGAACTCTTTGTCGAGTTCTCAACAAAAGGGCTGCCGTCACTCTTGAAAAATCTGAACTCGGTATCTGCCAGTTTTTTAATAGGTAAAAATGCTGCAACACAATTCGCCGATACTTTAACAAAACCTTTTAAAGAAGCCGGTAACACCGCAGTAGGTATCGGCAAAATGGCAAATGCTCTCGGAGCAACTAACAGAGAATATCAGAAGCTCACAACCTATGTAAAATCAAAAAATGTCAGTGAAGGTATTTTAGGTGATGTTGAAAGATTTAACGATATATTTACTAAGTTACAAACAGGGCAGGGCGGTTTACCTGAAGGAGTTGTCCGGGAATTTGCCAACCTCGGACTATCTCCTGAAGATTATCTCGGAGATTATGAGAGCACGGTAAAATTACTAAATGACATAAGAGATCGTACAAACGGGTTAAAAAAACAGGGGCGCAACCTTGCATTCAGCAATCTCGGTATGTCCTCCGAATGGGGGTATCTTTTTGACCGTGGAGATTTTAACCTTTCTGACGCTTTTTCGCTTCCGGATGATGTGATTGAAAAAAACACAAAGGCCGCTGAATCGCTGGCCGAATTAGGCCTTGCTTTCGACCAGCTTAAAAGCCTGCTGGTAGCTGACTTTGCTCCCGCACTAACAGAGACGGTTAACACACTCAAGAGTTTTGTGCTTAACTTTGATAAAAATAAAGAGAATATCAAAAAAACAACAAGTGTAATCGGAGGAGCAGCAGCAGGCGCAGCCGTAGGATCTGTCGTGCCGGTTGTCGGTACTGCAACAGGTGCTGTAGTGGGAGGTGTGGCCGGAGTCGGTAAATACGCAATCGAAAACGCGCATAAATCCGGTAAATCTAACCAGGGAGAAATACCTCTCTGGAAACAATTAACAGACTTCGGACAATATAAAGACGGTGCACCGACCGGCGGGGCTGCGCCAGTTCCGGATTTTATGAACACACCTGCAGCAACTACACCGCCGGGGATGAATAACCTCTCACAAAATATTACAATTACAAATCAGAATAATATTACCGGTGACAATGCGCAGGAAATCGCAACGGAAATTGCAAGAATCAATGCACAGGACATTGAATACACCCAATACCAGCTCCAGAATTTGACGGGGATTTAAAAAAGAAGAGAACTAAAGCAAAACCTGAATTACCTGTTAAGTATTATGTTAACATACAATTTACTGATGAAGAGGTGAAGAGAATAAATAAAAGACTGGCCGAATTAAACTCTATAGAGCATGCAAAAATTGAAATAACAGTCTAGCAGGCATAGTTTAATGGTAAAACAGAGGTCACCAAAACCTTTGACGGAAGTTCGATTCTTTCTGCCTGCGGTTTACTAAGGTTCAATATATATCGGCTCACGGTCATCGATATTTATTTGTATAAATTCAAAATCCTCAATATGAGCATTAATAGTGTTTATAACTCTTTCGAACTCAGGAGTTTGGCATAATTGTATATCAAGCGCCAATTCACCGGTATCGCCCCGTTTTGAGATAATTTGTAAAGGTAATAAAAATTCATCCGTTTTTCCACAAATTTGAGCTTTTAATTTAGCAGCAATTGTAATCTTTAAAGCATTTTTTCTCATAATTCCCCTTATTTACCCCTTTTGGTATTCAGCACTCTCACCAGTTCCGCATATTTTGCAAGGTAGTTTTCATAATGGATTAAGTCGAGAAACTCCTGTGCATTCAAATTTCTTATTGTGTTTATATCTCCATACCCTGCCCGTGAGAGCTTCATCGCCCAGACCTTGAAGGTATCGATATTGTACTCAACCTTTGGGAGTTCTAACTCTTCAACAATAGGGATTCTATCGCACTTGAAACGGTATGGAGAGCCGGAAAAAAAGGGCGGATATTTTCAACCGCAATAAGTGTCATAAGCGGGAAAAAATCGCCCCGTGCTCTTTCATCTCTGTCAAAAATCTCCATATTGAACCGCTGTTTATCATATATGACCTTATCAGCACAGCCCTTTATCGCCTCAAGCACATATTCCGAACCAATAACACTTAAAAGCGCATCAATGTTTTTTGTGAGTACTGCTGCAATGCTTTCACCGTCTACGGCCGTTATATCTAATCCAGCACCTTTGCATTCGTGGATAATTGTTCTGTACAAATACAAGGCTTTATCTATCGGCGCGAGGTTCAGTTCTACCATCTTTCCGCTCTTTAACTGAAATTTTAACATTAGCTTAAGCTCCTTTCAGAGTTACCAAACCGCCACATATACTGTGAAACTACTTGATCCGTATCTCCGTTTGTATCGTTTTTCTGTTCCGGCAAGTCTACAGGTAAACCGAAATAACATTCTAAAGTATCCGAGGTAATAGTACCATCAGAATGACCTACATTTTTTGTGAAACGCATTGATAAAGGTTTAAATCTGGAATCTCTGTTTTTCCACAAGTTGTAATTCTCATTAAACCTTTTATCATCGCTGGACGCTTTAACAAGCCTGATTGTTGCTTCTCTTTGTCTGCCCGGCTCGTTATGCGCACCCAGCGAATTACCGTTCCACCCTGTAGAGGTATTACTTGAACCATTCGGGGCTACTACGCTTGCGACCGTACCATCTCCAAAATCCGTAAGAGTCCATTCGCCTCGATAATCTTCACAAATAATTATGTCATTTGCTGTATATGCGTCTGTCATTTTTTTATACTCCTATGCTTCAATATATATTACGATTGAGGCTGAATGCACTGCCCCGGACTCTTTGCACGCGACCATAAACTGCGGCGCCCGCCTTTCTTCACGCTCGCTCTGTGCCTGTTCCGCTACCGGCTGATGATAGATGTAATACCCGAATTCGCGGATATTTCTCAGGAAATCCTCCTGATTACCAAAGAAATCAGAGCTGTTCCATTCACCCGGTGCAAGCATACCATTTACTACTGCCTGATTACAAACATTTCTTATTGCCTTTACTATACTTTCAAGTCCGGCGTCTGTCTGCGGTACTTTAGTGCGTGTTGTCGCAAGTACGTTAAACACTTCCCTCTGAATAGTATTAACAAGCCAGATACGGTTAGTAACCTGATCGAAATACATACCGTTCTGTTTGTTAGAAATAACCTTTGGCAGCCCCTCCAGAGATACAAAACAATCAGCACCCACCGCAGCAGCCTGAGCCAGAATAGTTTCATTAATATTTGTATCCGCTTGTAAACCTGTTAGGTCTTTCAAGTTCATAGTTATTGTGGTGTTGCTTCCGCTGTAATTAACCGCAAAGCCCCTTGACAGGTAACCTGCAGCAAATAATCTGGAATTAAGAGCGGCTGCTTCGTCATCATCGCCCAGAGTATAAAGCAAAGGCTTGCAATTAGTATAAGACATTATTTTAGAGAACAAGCCCGTGGAAGCTGCCAGTGCCGAGATGTTTGAAGCTGGAACAGGGAATATTCTGTTTTGCATTCCTTGAATTGTTGAGCAGGCTGTAATTGCTTCTTCGTCACTCAATGCCCTTGTAGTCAATATGCCTTCAAAATATATCTGGCCGGCTAATCTTGTTACGACTTCTGAAAGTGTTTCGGGTCTTGCACCACTTTCAGCCGCTTTGCCTGCAACAGCGGCCGCGGACGCACCGTTAAGATATGACGCTCCGTACAGGTCTGTACCGCTTGAACCGGTCATAGCTGCTATAGTCACGTTGCTTGCGGCTCCGGTTGTTTTAGAAACAAAAAGTAATGTATTATCAGCAGTAGCTGTGATTGTAATATCAGTGTATTTAGCTTGTATAACTTCTGCTATTTCTTCCAGTGTTGCTGCTTCCGAAAAGTCAAGTCCTGTGACTTGTTTTGCCGAACCGTCAACAGTAAGATTAATCACCCCGTTAGTTACAGAAATAAAATTTTCTATATTTGCACTCAGATTTTCTGTTGTCAGCGTGCCTGAAGTTGCAGGGTTGTTATAATCCACTGTCTGGTAATTAGCGCCTATAATATAACCGTTATTAGTTAAAATATTCGGAGTCTGGGAATAAATCATATTGGCCTGCTGGGCTATCTCGGTATTTGTACCCCACTGGTTAGCAATACCGGTTGAGGTTCTTGAGATAACATAAGAGCCCTGATAAGGAATTGCCGGCTCTTCGTCCGTCATAATCAGAATTGTACTGAGTTTAAGCGGCTCTAAACCCTGCGAAGGTGTTACCGCAGTAGCGTTAACTACATAAGTAATTGGTATCTGATATCCTGCTGTCATTAGTTGATACTCCTTTGTTGGTTGATATTTTACGGTTCTATTTTTGTTATAACTTCTACTTGACTTGTATTAGGGAACTTATCAAAATAATCTACTGTTTTTATCTTAGCAAATGAGTTGAAAACTCTTACGCGGCAATCAAATCTGTTAATTCTTGAAGCTGCTTCTAAAAAAGAAGCATCGTAAACATCCCCCAGTAATGAAATATGCACGTGCTCTTTTGCCTGTACCTGCTGTGCATATGTACTTCTGAATGCCATATGCACCTCGTGTGCCCGCTCTCTGGCCTCAACCTCGCGAGATAAAAGCGAGATTATAACATCCTCAGCTACGTTCATACTCAGATGCTCTTCCAATCCCTCATCAGTAGAAACATATTTAACATTGTTGCTTATTGGCCGTCTTTCGCCATAATGCAGGACTACAAAGAGCTTGTTATCCTTTGGCAAATCCATATCAGCGTTATAAGCCCAAACACGGGTCTTTGGAAGCTCCATTTCATTAACAAGTATGTTTTTAATTATCTCTAGTGAATTAGCCACTAACGTCTCCCTCCAGCTGCTCTGCCTGAAAAGCCTCTAGTAATGTGTATCTGATATACCCGTATTCTGTCCAATCCTTTTTAGCCATAACCTTATAGCGCTTTTCTTTATAGATTACAAACTGATTAGTGTTTAATTCCACATTCGGTAAGCAGTGAATTTGAAGCCATTCCCAAGCCCATGTACCCTCGGGTAATATTTTTAAGTCCTTATCGCTCGGAGGTCTTACTACACCTTGTGTTTTTATTAATGTAACGGTTTCAGACACCCAGTCCACACCGTCACCGTCATCAGCTAAACTGCGGGTTATTACCTCAAACTCAACAGGCTGAAACCAGCCTTGAATGGTTTGAGCCATGTTAGGAAGCCCCGTAGTATTAGATAGTGTTGTATTATGCTGGATTAGGTTCATTTTTTAATTACCTTAAAACTGATTGAATGTCTTAACCTGCCGGTATCTGTAAGTATCTGATAGCCATGTTTTTTGACGTTTCTTTTTCTGGCTTTTCTGAAATTCTGCTCCGTGCTTATAGTTAGCGGCTTCCATTCCCCGAATCCGTTTGTATCAAATGCCATCCAGACTGCGTCCAGTGCCTTTGCTCCGATATCCTGCATGAATTTTTTAGCCGCATTTTTAACAAAGAACTGTTTCCATAAGATTTTTTTCATGTCTTTCATCTGGTCCGGACTAAACACCTTACGGATAATTGCATCTTCTAAGAAAGAACGGCGGGGCATTCTCTTTGTACCAAATTCGTGAAACGTACCAATATCAGCATTGGTAAGACCGCTTTCGCTGTCGTGCTGCTGCTTTGCGTCACTCCCGATGATACCTATTTTGACACTGTATTCATCTTTTAAGCCCCTGAGTAACCCCTCAAGCCCCGATAAATCCGCCTTAACATTAGCCATAAGTAGACCTCCCGGGTGAGAACAGAATCGTAACAGAAAGGTAAGGTAGTATGAGAGATAAATACTTCATACCATAGCCATTCTGTGAATAAATACCATATAACGGGTTATTCATAAGCCAGGTAGGAAATGAGTAACTCTCAGATACATCACCTACACTTTTTGACGCGACATAACCGCTAAAAGTACCGTTAACACCGCTAGAGGCGTTTCTTAAATCCATTACCAGATAAAAAGCGACCAGGTGTAAATAGATGTTAACACATTCGGTGTCGTCACTGCCGTAACGCTCGTTGGCATTAATTATGGCCTGTGACATTGCCTTTTGTATATCTGAGTCTGTCACGTAGTTATAAATATCACCTTTTGTAACTTCCCAGGCTTCTGTATCAGTTACCGGCTGTGTATTGTTATTAATGAGTGATTTATAAAAATTAGGCTCAACATAAACTATATCATCAATAAAATACGTTTTGCCCTCCTGATATAAAGGAAGGAAAGGAAAATCACGCATAAAATATTCCTTAAATTGTTCTACTGTTATATTTTCCAAAATATTGTCTGACATGTTGTGATTTTCCTTTCATAGTTATCAGGTTATGTGTGTTGAAGAAATTTACTTTTTAGCTTCGGTTTTTGCTTTCTCTAATGCCTCAAGCTTTTTCTTAAGCTCGGCATTTTCCTTTTCCAGAGCCTCCTGTTTCGCTTTAGCTTCGATTTTTGCTTTCTCTAAGTCCTCAGGCTCGACATATTCAGTTACCCCGGGTATTTTAAGCCATATTTCAGCTACTTTTTCCGGCACTTCTCCAAAGTCACCGTTAGCTATGAAATAAGTTATGTTCTTGCCTTTATTGACAATTACGTGTGATAGGTTATTACCGCATCTGTTATGTAATTTCATATTTTACTTTCCTCCTAATTACTATGCTGCTTCATCAGCATAAAGCATTGATGTAGGACGTTTCAGCCATACACCTGTAAATTGTGCTTCTGCATCGGAAATCATATCTAATGCGCCTACTGCATACAATGGATGTGGTGTATATGGTTTTGGAGTAAGCATAAGCAGGTTATCTGCTTCTGTATTGTAGAATACGTGTCTGCCTTTTCCTCCTGTGCCAGCTGTATCTCCGTAGATAGAGTGTACAATTCTAAAGTCAGACGGTGCGCCGGCTTGTTTAAATGCATTCTCTAATACCTGAATAACTGTAGGCATTCCGAATGTATCGCCGTATGGTACACCCAGAGCCATAAATGTATCTGTAGGCATTAACCAGCGGTTAGGTTTGATTGTATAATTAGAGTTTGCAAACGCTGTTGTTAGTGCTGAACCTGCAAAAGTCTTAAGCTGTGCTGTTGTCATGTTCTGAATTGCAACAGGGATAAGCGAAGTGTTGACAGTTACCCCAGGCTGGTTGAGCAAGCCAAATGTCTTTCCATCGCCAAGACCTTCAAACAATGTGTCTTGCAAGCCCAAATCCCAGCATTTTTTACGGGATTTTTCTTTTTCTTCCACAAGGTCAAATGTTACACGGTTAACCGCTGCCATCTTAAGACCTTCCTGAGAAATAGAATATTTCTGTCTGTAGAAGTTATTAGGCGTTCTGATACCGTCTACTGCGATATCTGCTGTCGCGTCGTTATGTATACCTGTTGAAGCAGGATTAATAATGCACTGTTTAAACGGCGAGCCTACATAAGCACCGGTAAACTGGAAGATTTCACCGGCATAAGCACCTCTGCCGGAAGCGTCTATATTTATGTAGTCTGAGAGTGTGCCGTCTACTGTGTAGTATTTAGCTTCCACTATACCATCTACAATTTCAGTTATTGTGTCTACCGTCTGGACAACCCCGGCGGTAGGATAGTCAAATAAAGCGTTAACCGCTTTAAATGTCTGTTCTGCGTATTTATCCGCATCAAAAATGCTATTTGCCATTTTTATACTCCTTTGTTGGTTGATATTTACTTTTACTAAGATGAAGCTGCTGCTTCCATACCCGGCACAATCTGAACTACAATTAAGTCATTCACCGCTGATGGTGCTGTCCATGCAATACCGATATAGCCATTAGATGCAGTTGCTGTTGTCACAACCTGACCTGAAGCATTAAACTGTAATTTATCGCCAAGTTTAATATTAGCTGCACCTGCAGGCAGGTAAACAAAAGAATTAACCGGGAAAATAGAAATCTTATCATTTGCCGCAAAACCGGATTTAATAGAGTTAAATACAACAACCCCGCACGGTGTATCTGTTACAGCTGCTTTTTTTACAACGGTTACACCTTTTAAAGTTGCAGCAGAATGAAGAGCAACAACATCACCAGGGCTCAAATATGTGTTTGCCGCCAATGTCGGGTCTACGATACAGTTATGGATAATCGGCTGGTTTGGCAGGTATGCCGGCTGGCCTTTTACCGCGGTCATCCTTCTATTTGTTAATGAAATACCATTTGTCATTTTTATACTCCTTATGTTGGTTGATTACTGATTAGTAAAGCTTTTTGCCGAGTTCTATGCCTTCTTTTTGCGACATATAGATTTTGCCTCTCGGAGCTTCGCCTTCAAAGAAAACGCGCTTGAGAGCATCCATTGAGTTTTTAGCCTTCTTGTTTTCAGCTTCTTTTTTAACTTCTTCTTTTAGATCTTCGTACTTCTCTTTGGACTCTTCGTCTTCATTCTTAGCCTTGTTTTTACATTTATTCTTGGCTTCTTCGTCTTCTTTCTTTTCTTCCTCATCGTCCTCGTTTTTGGCTTTGTTGTCAGCAGTACCGGCTTCCGATTTGTCGTAAGCCAGTTTTCCAGCTAATTTAGCAATAGTTCTGACATCTTCGTTATCTTCGTATTTGCCTGCAATAGCCATAATCTGACGAATAATGTCGCGCTTGTCGACATCCTCATTTTTAGCCTTTTTGTTTTCGGCTTTCTTTTCGTCGTCTTTTTCCTTTTCATCATCAGCCTCATTACGGGCTCTCAGGGCGTCAATAAGCGACTCAAACAAGCCTTTTGTTTCCTTGTCCATAATTCCTCCTTTAAAATTGCGTATCCAGTCGAATACAGGTTGATATTTACTAGTATTGAAATCTGTTGAATTAGATGCTATAATAAAGTTAAGGGGCAGCCGGTCTTGATTACTGGTAATGTCCCTTTTATTTTTAGCAATGGGGCGGTCGTAATCTAAAAACATCGTGTAAAAAAGGTTGCCTTCTGTATCTTGGGCTATTAAAGCTTCTGCTTTTTTTATTCCGCTGCTTGTTTTTAGATTGCAATAAATGGAATAGAACCCTTTTATATTGTCAGTTCTGCCTTTATTGTCTTTCTGAAAATCGCCTAATTTTCCATTTTTAATAATTTCCGGTAGCTGCGGAATAGCTCTTAACTTATCCCCATCAGCGCTTGTATGTACAAATTCCTTCCAGCCTTTGCCGGAAAAACGGATACTTCCTAATCCTTCCTTGTTAATTGTCTGACCCTGCAAGTTGTTTTTATAATAATCCTGAGCAGCTTTTCTTAGCAGTTTAATATCCGTAATAGAGCTTAATTCATTTGTTTTTAACTCTACCTCCGGAGCATTGTCCCAATTTGCAAAATAACTTGTACTATCGTTATTTTCAGTAAACTTCCCTTCATCATCGCGGGGATGCTCGCTTTCTTTAAATTCATTTCTGCATATAGCATTTTGAGCAACATACGCATTAACAGCAATATATGCTCCCTCATAGCGCGGGTTATCAACTATCGCCAGATGTTCAAATAAGCCGTTCAAAATCTCTTTATCGTAAGGATTGCCGTTGTGAAGCTTACCAGTATCATTTATTGAATAATCGGTAATAGCATATTGGCAAGACACATTGTAGCCATTCTCAACAAGCTCTACGGCTTTATCATCAGTTAATACCCCATCGCACCAGTACCAGCCGTCTATATCGCTGAACCAGATATTATGTACCTCTCCGACCTTGTCGGATTCGGTGATATTGTCCTTATGGTTAATTACTACAGGGCAGCCCTTGAATGTGTCAATAAACCTGTCGATAGTTTCTTTTTTCAGCAGACACACACCGAAGTCATATTTAACTAAGCCCGCCTGTAAGAAGCGCGATTTAAAAGGTCTGCCTTTTTCGCTGCCTTCGCCGAGTATAATAGCATTTATAGCTTTTGTATCCTGTCTTAAGCCCCAGTTAAACATTCTTTAGAGGTTCTCCTTCCATAATATTCAGGAGTCCGACATTATTCTGCAGGTCTTGAGCGATAGCGCCAATAAGGTTTTCATCACCCTTTGAGACACCTTCAATACCTTCAATCTCTTGCAGACAATTGAGCATTAATTCGTGCATAAGACGAAAATCAACCGTTTCAGGGATTAAATCAGCACCCCTCCTCAAATACTCGCTTGAGTGCAGCGGTTTAAATCCGTGCCCTAACAGACATATTTCTTTAAGCTGGTCTATGTAGTCGTACAGGTTATCTGTAAACCTGTCAGCAAATAAGTGCTGACCATAGAAACTTTCCCCTCCGCAGTTATAGTGTATATCCTTCGCATAGTTGGCTATTGCTAAAAGATAGCATATTAAATTGTCTATTTTGCCTCTGTCCATTGGTTGATACTCCTGTATTGATTGTACCAACCCGCGCGAAATTTAAATTTGAGGGGAAAAACAAAAATCCTAAAAACTCGGTTTTTAGGATTTAGTAAGCTGTAACTGTCCGTTTTTTATTTCTGTCTTTATAAACGGGTTATCATCGCGGTACGGAATGGCTTCACAACGGCAGTTATATGTCTGCCCCGGAAGTCCTCGTAGCCCTGTCCTTTCATCTATAATCGGCGGGTCGTCATATCTAAAAATCCGCCCGTTCAGTTTTTTATGTTCTTCCCGCTCTCTGCCGTCCATAATGGTACGCCAGATAAACTTATCAAAACCCATCTCCTGATAAGTCACACGCTTGTATTCCGCGAGCATAATAGATGTTTCGTTTTGGGCTAAAAACTTTGCTTTATTCGCCCCAATATTGTATTCGCGCTGCAGCATTTTTTCTACAGCATCTGTTCTATAACCTTTTAGTACCAGATCCTGCACCCTTTGACGCATTTCAGGGATACGCTTCTCTGCAAAATTCTTGATATAATAGCGCATATTGTTTGTATAGCTCTGCGCTATTTCCTGCTTCTGGGCTTCTGACAACTCCGGCTCAATAATATTAAGGTGCTTAATGTTCTTCTTAACCTCGTTTTGAGCATCATCAAGGATGGTCATAACTTCTTCATTAAACACCATTGATTCCACAATATAAGGGATATTGGCTTCAACTTCCCGTAAAAACACTTCCAGTTGGGTAATAGTATTCTTCGCGCTTATTTCCGACTCTGCAAGTGCAACGCGCACAGTCATCGGGATTTGGTTATAATCAATACGGTACATTCTTCTGTAACTGTCATACTTCGCCCCCCATGCCAGTAATTCTCTGGATTGTGCCGCAGTAAATTTAGTTTTAGCCCTGAATCCGCCCTCTGCATAATATATCCGCCCATCACGCAATGCTTGTGAAATAACATCTATGCTGTTTTTAGCCTTTTCCGGTTTGATTTCAAGCATATCAAACATGGGCTTGTAAATCCCTTCCCAAAGATATGAGAACAAGGCTTTTTGTACAAGCCATGTATAAGACTGTTTTATCTTGAAATCTTTAATGGCTGTAGGGCTCATTCCTTAACAATATCCTTCGTTTCAGTAAATCCCTGCTGCTGGCTCAATAATGGCATATCTTCAAGCTCACCCCGTAATGCCCTTGTATCCGCGACAAATAACTGTTCTTTTTTAAGGTATAAGGCAAGCTCTTGCGGGCTTAAAAACTGTCTGTCATAAAGCTGTAAGGCATTTGCGAATTTATGGTCAGCTATATTCTGTTCATCAATAGCAGAAAGAACTCTTAAATTTTTCCAGTTTTTGGTTAGGTCCGGAAGTTCAAAGCCAAACTGCTGATAGCACCTGAGCATAAGAACCCAGTCAATAACTGCATCATCGGCACTCCTGACTTCATTCTCTATCTGGGAGTTATAATTCTCTAAGCTGTCTTCACCGCTTCCAAAACCTGTGACACCTTCGCCCCAGAGTTTATTAACAGGCATATTGGCTGCACCCGCCATCATAATACGGATTTCTTTATTCATTTCTGCCAGCCCGCTGAAACTTATCTGCTTTTGGACATAGTCATCATTGGTGGACATCAGCAGTTTTGATTTATAATTCAAATTATTTGCAATCAAGTCGAGCATACGCTGTAAAATCTGGTTTGTGTTACCTGCTGATAATGCAGTCTGGAGTGTTTCAAGCTTGATAATATCAACTTTTGCTTCATCAAGAAGCTCAAATAAGACATTCCCCGCCTTAAAATACTGCGACATATCAGAAAACACCTGTTCTAAAACAGATATTCCCCAGCCGTTAACACGCTGCTTAATTATAAACGGAGCTTCTTTGCCTGTTATAGGGAAAATACGGCTTGAGTGGATACGTGTCAGCGTATTAGAACCGATAACACCTTTTTTAGCTTTTGTCCGCCCGTATTGATTAATATATTCCCACTGACCACCCGGGATATTAATATTAGGCTCTGAATATGATAATTGCCATCTATCCACAGCCATAAACTCTAAAGGTTTTTTATAAAGCGATTCATAGTTCAGAGGCTTTGATAAATCATCCCCGCTTAGTGCTATAAGTGCCGCACCGCCGTACAGCCGAGCCCACTTGCGTGCATTTTTTATCTGTTTTATATCTTGATTTTTATTAATAGTCTTTTCCAGCTCTTTGAGCTCTTCTTCTTCAATACTATCAGTTTCAAGGGTAAACCCGCCTCCTTTGTACGCGTCATCTACCGGTATATCAACCATTTTGGCAAGTACGCCGTAGGTCTTGTATAGATAGCTTAACAATATTTGCCACTGGCTAATCATAACCAGCGAGAGATTATTATAAGCATTGCGCGGACTCAAAGTCTGCGACCAGTTATCAAGCCCGTTGCCGCATCTTAAAGCAGTTTCCAAAGAGTTCTGAGCAGTAAGCTTTCTTGACTCCTGCTCGATTACCTGCATAATGTTATCATCCGCTGTGTTGGTTGCTTTCAGTGGTTTTTTGTTCTTATTTTTAGCCATAATTCAATCGTAGCAAACGGCTTGAAAATTAATTTACATAAAATAATCTAAAATACTAATCTTTGTCTTTCCTAAGGCTTCCTGAATCAAAATACCTAATGTATCAACAATATCATCGTGCTTATGCGACATATCACGGCTGAAAGCTTCGCACTCTGAGAGTATATCAACGTTAAAATTGTAGTTTTCATTTTCTGGTAAATATACCTGACCGCTTTCAATATATGGCAGCACGTTCTCTGCTCGGGTTAACTTGTCGGTTGAAGCTGGAACACCAATAACCGGTATCCCGTATTTAGCGGTTAAGCCCTGAATTAATCCGATGCCGCTCGCTTTATCTTCGATATAGAAGCCGTTGCAAGTCAAACCCGTAACAGGATTTAGCTTAAACTGATTCCATATAGCGACTGCCATTTTCTCAAGCTCAGGCGCTTCCCATTTACCGCGCAGCATATCCAGAACATGTAACTTGTTATCTGTTGTTACACCGCCGGCCATAAATACGCTGTAGTCGTTATATTCTTTCGTTTTCATTGCTGTATCAGCTGCAATAAGTATACGTTTATACTGGTATTCTTTTGCGACGGGGTAATATCTAAAATATGCACGCTTAATTATCTGACCGCCTAATATAATTGGCTCTTGCTGGTATTGGGATAAAAACATGTAATTATTCTTTTTAAGTTCTTCAATACGTTCAGGGGTGTACTGTGAGGGGATTTGACATACTCCGTTTTCATCAAGCAGAGGTTTCTTAAGGGTGTTAAACCTGTATTTTTTCTCTAAAGTTCCGGAAAGGTCTTCAACATGCAGTCTTTGCTGAATATTGATAATCGGGACATAAGGGTTATTCAGACGTGACAACAGGGTTTCTTCGTAGTATCTTAACACCCTGTCGCGCATAGTTTGTGAGCGCACATCAGCAGGTTTGTTGCCGTCATCGATAATAAGCGCACCGGAGAACTTCTTAGCCGAACGTATACCGCAACCGTACCCTGTTATCTGACCACCTATAGGGCTGAATAAACACACACCGCCCTGATACGTTGTTATTTTCTTAGCTGAATAGATATTTTTACCTGTGTAAAACTGCTTAAGATACTCATACCAGAAGTCATCATTAGGGGTTATGTCTTCATCCCCCTCAATAGCTCTCGACTGCGGATACATAGCTTTGTATGCCGGATGTTCAAGAATTGTCATCAATTCTTTGGAGATATTCGCCAGAAGGCTTTCCGAATAAGATGTATAGATAAAATTCATCTTAGGACTGATTGTCCAGCAATAGGCTATAAAGTATTTTGCAAGCGTAGTTTTAGCACTTCTGGGCGGGACATTTATATTTTGGCGCAACTCTTTACCTGCATACAGTTTTTCCATTGTCTGGAATAAATCCGCGTGAATAGGCTCAACAACAAACGGGCGCGCTTCAATAATACGGAACATATAGCGCATCCAGGTTTCATATCCTTGTTGCAATAATCTTTGTCCGAGAAATTCACTGTTAATCATCACCCAGCACTTCTTTTATGTGTTTATCTACTTCTTTCACTTCATCAGGCGTGACAAAAATTTTCTGCACATTATTTAAAAGCGCTTGCTTCTGCTGGTTGTCCGCGTTATACCCGCCTGTATGTTTCATCAGCATATCAAGCGCCTTATTTGCTCCCTGTGAGTCGAATCTCCAGAGATTATTCCCCTCTTCATCCTTAACCTGTCGTCCCATAAATGTTACAGGCTTAGCCTGCATGCACCTTTGCATAACTTCAACAATATTGGCAACAACTTCATCCTGCGTGATTTTAGTTCGCTCATTACGTTTTTCAATGAGCTGCTTAATGTATTCCTGAATGTTAAGTTTTGCTAAGTTTTCACTTGCAATATTGCGCGCCGTATTTTTGCTATAGCCTGCCCTAATAGCGGCCTGCGTAGCATTAAAATCAATAATAAATTCTTCGCAAAATTGTTTCTGTTTTTCATTTAAACTCATAACTTACCCAAAAATATGCTTAAACTTAGTTTTTACGTATATTTCTGCCTCTTCTATTGTAGCGCCTGCGTCCAAATAGCTTAAAACCACCTGATGGATTTTCAGACGGTCTTCTAAATACATATTCTCAGTGCCGATAATTTCAGCTTCAAATACCTTAAAATTTTCACCTTTGTAGGTTTCACCCTGATATTCGTAAGCTTCATCGGTATAAGCATAGCAGCTGATACGAAAAATACCTTGTGTGAATACAATATCCTCCTGACAAAAAACTGGTAGTGAAAAATAGCCGGCAAGCTTTACATACAAGTCTTTTATTAAAGTCCACGGGCTTATTTCTTCTTCCGTTTTCGGATGTTTCTTATAGCTGCCCCGTTTTTTTACAGGTTTTGTATAGAATTGGTTAATATCTACTAAAGAAATCTGCTGCAACATAAACCCTAATCAACGCAAATACACTAATTTTATATTAAATAATCTTTTTCCAAAATTGCATCATTTAGCAGGACTACTAATTGAATAAAGATTTTTCGTTTTTTAGATAAGTGTATACTATTTTAAATATTAAAAAAACGCTTAAATAAAGGTTTTAAGTTTGCTCAATATTCCGTAATATATATTAGGAATTAAGAAAAAGGAGAATATATGAATTATTCATTTGGTGATTTAAAAAGATTTTTAATGAACAAGATTAATTTTACAATGGTTTTAGTTATTTGTGTATTTATTATGCAAATAATTCAATTTTTAGTAATCGGATTTGATACAAATAAAATACTAAAAAAGATTAATCATAGGTACTTTTGCATTAATACTACTCTTGAAGATGTACACAATGTAAATGTTAATACCATAGATGGCTCTGTAAGAAGATAACTATTCACCATAAAGCAAATAATCTATACTGACTTGAAAATGGCTTTTAATATTGTTCAATACGCGCATATTCGGCTCTTTATCGCCATATACAAGGTCTACATACTCATCCTCATAAATGCCTAACAATTTAGCCATTTGGCGGTCGGTTAAGTCGTTTTTTTCTTGAATTTTAAATAATCGCTTGCCAAAATTTTCTGTGCGTTCTTCTACTGTATCGTCTGATATTCTATCGCCGGAATTATTGATTATAGAAATAGAATCTAATTTAATATCAAAGGCTTCTTCTATTTTTTTTATTTCGTCCGGCTTAAATTTACTATTGCGTTTAGCACGAGCATTTATTGCACCCTTCTCTGCACCAATCGCTCTTCCGATTTCTAATTGGCTTATATTGTTACGATTTGTTAAGCATACTAATTTGTTTAATAATTCATTATACAACATGTTTTTAGCTCTTTTGTGGGAAAATATCTATATTTGCAAAATTATTTGTTGACTTTTCCAACACTTTGTATTACAATATTTACATAAAATACGAAAGGAAAGTAAATAATGCAAACAATTCCTACTATGACGAGATTGTCACCAACACTTAGAAAAAAAGTAGAAGATATTGCATCAGAAAGAAAATGGAAAGTATCTTTTACTATTTCTCAATTGTTAGATGACTACCTTTCTCTTAAAGATAAAAACAGGGAGATTGCTTAACTAGTTTCAATCCCCCTCATTTAAATCGACTTAAATATTATAACAAAACAAAGCCTAAATGTAAATTAATACATAGGCTTAGTTAACATTATTTAATATTGCATATTTAAAACTGAAAATAAAATAACTATACTTACAGGCGTACCCTTTGTACTGCCTATAATTTCTGTACTTTGAAAATTTAATATCAGTCTAAAATAGCAAAACCCTTGTGGTATCATGATTTTGACGAATTATGAATAAACCACAAGGGAGGTTATATGAATTATAACATATTCAAAGAGATTTTAAAAGTAATAAAAGGCTTGAAAGGAGGTACTATGATATATGTATTTATTGTATCTATATCCTGCTTTCTGCTAGACTTTTTTTATTTAAGATATTTTGTGAACGGTTATTCTTTGTTGTTAGATATTTTTCGGAGTATTTATCTGATAACTGGCTTTTTCAGCCATATATTTGTAGTTGATAAGATAATCGGAAAGATAGAAGATTGGCAAAAGCAAAAGAAACAGAAAAAAGAACTGGAAGAAAGATATAATCAAAAGGTGGCAACAATCTATAATCTGGCAAAACCTGTACTAGATACAATACCTAGTAACCAGTTATCACTCTTAAAAAAATTTGTTGATAATGAAGCTTTGCAGATTACATTACCAAGTTTTGATGTAGAACATCCACATGACCAACCAGTTTATCTTGCAAATTACATAATGGCAGAAACTTATGAACTCGGTTTAATAATACTAATAGCATCAACATCAACACATACTATTTTAACTATAGACGAATTTTTCTATGATGTTCTGTGTGAGTATTTTGAGAATCTCTGAGGGACTTGAAAATAAAAATAGTGACTAATTAGTCCCTCTTTCCCTCAGAGGTCTTAATCCATTCTATTTTATAGCCTAAAAGGTCTGCTATATGATAAAGCTCAATACAGTTGAAGGAACCTCGCTTGATTCTTTGAGAAACATTAGCTTGAGATGTTCCTAACATCTCAGCAAGCTTAGAAATATTTAAGCCATTTTCAGCAAGCTTACCCTTCAAGAAATATTCAAACTCTATATTATTCATAAGAACCTCAACACAGGTATTATAAACTAAGTAGTTATATAAATCAATCATTTAGGTATATTTATAATAAACAAGTTGTGAAATAATGCTTGACATTATAATCATATAGTTATACAATATCATTATAGAATTATTATTTATAACTTTTAGTCACTAATATTTAGACTGATATAACCAGGATTCAGGCGTACTCTTTGTACTGCCTAGATTTTGAACATTGAAAAAGAAAACCTACGGGTATTATAAAGCGTAATAAAAGTACAGTTAACACTTCGGTAGTTAACTGTATCCGTGGTAGGTTGAGAGCACACTCAACCGGAAGGCACAGGATGTCAGACCGTATTAACGGCACGGGGCTATTAAAGCAAAAGAACAAGTTTTTAATATAGGCGGACAGGTTTTAAAACCTCGTGTTTGGGATAATTGCTTCCTTAGAAGCCGGAATTATTCCAGAGTCCGTCTCCTTAAGGACTTGAAAAATTTAACTCTCCCAAGAGTTTGAGCCGGTTCCTTTCTTAGATAGTTTACTTTTAACTCACCGGCTCTTTTTCTTATTTATTTTATCGACAATTCCTGAGGGGCTTTTGGATATTTTACATTCTGCGGAGTAGATTGATTATTAACTTCATTTACCCAATTGATAGTTTGTCCGTGCTCCCTCTTTTTTTTACTAATCAAAGAACAAAGAAAGGATTTATATATGACCAAAGAACAAGAAAAATTTGTTAAAGATTGGAGTATTAGTGATTATCAAATAATAGAGGATAACCTTACTGTTGGAGGAGCCCTCTGCCTTGAAGAAACTAGCATTACAACACTACCGGATAACCTTACTGTTGGAGGACACCTCGACCTTGAAGGAACAAGCATTACAACACTACCGGATAACCTTACTGTTGGAGGATACCTCAACCTTAGAGGAACAAGCATTAAAACACTACCGGATAATCTTACTGTTGGAGGAGACCTCTACCTTAGCG